ACCAGCGCCTGGCAATATTTATTACTCATTAAGCCCCCACGTAAAAAGCATCCGCAATGTCTCCGGAAGTACAGCCCGGATGGGCTTCAATGAATTTCTGAACGTCATTTAACAGACTCATGATCACCCCCTGAATCCTGCCGGGATCTGGCTGTAGTCCACGTTGTCGTAACTGGCTTTGAAGTACGGGTCTTCACGTTTTTCTGTGTGCGTGCTGACGGACGGCGATAAGCGCAGGGAAAGCTCATCCCATTTTTCCCGCAACTTCGACGGGCTGAGCACGTTACGGCACCAGAACGGATCGCGGCTGACGCGGCTGTACATCTCGCAGATTTGTTTGTGAGTACGACCATCCTGCACACACATCAGGCGAATTTCGTTTGCCCATGCTGTCCAGTTCGGTTCTTTGGGACGAACCACCTCGCCGTCACATTCGGCGGCCTGCTCGTACAGGGCGATGATTTTTTTCCAGAGCCACTGTGCGCAGGTCAAATCATCCTGCGTTCCCCACTGGCGCTTTTTAGGGCTGAATACAACCGCATCAGGATGGCGAGTTAAAAACTCCTGTTCAGCCGTTTGCGTGTCCGGTTGCGAAGCGTCCGGACGAGAAGAGGTTTTATTCTCTGTAGTAATCTCTGTTGTATTCTCTGTAAGATCATTGGGCCATTTTGACCCGATGACAGCGTGTCGTTTTGAACCAATGGATCGTATCATTTTGCGCCCATCCATCAGGTCACTTTGACCCGATGGAGAAGTGCATTTTGACCTGATGGATTCGTTCACTTTGACCTCTTCTAAAAGCTCACTTTCATAGTTGATCGTGTAGAAGTTGGTCATGTCACGCTTCGATTTATTGAGTTGCTCGCGACGCAAAACCCCAAGTGATTTCAGGCTTGCAAATGTGCGTTTCAGAGTGGACTCTGACCAGAACGGAAACTGCTCCAGCCACTGTTCTGTCGTGTTATAAACCCAGCGAATTCCGCCATGCTCAGTGCCTGAATTCGTTTCATTCAGCCAGTAATGAAGCTGCTGCAACACAATTGCCTCATTCAGACCAATACGGCATGCAAGATCACGATTTATCACAATGGGCTGGGATGTCATTAACAGGCTCATGACCGACCTCTATTTCCCTGAATTTACGACGAAACTGTTCGAGCGGACTGAAGCATTCATGTTCATAGCCTTCACGGAGGTAGATAACCCGTTGTGTTTCCGGCTCCCAACGAATGACTCTGACGGGCACTCCGTAGTGATCTTTGAACCAGCGGTTAACTTGTCGCAAAGGACTGTCTCCTTCTGCCGGTTGAAATCACCCACAGCCCACTCTGCAAAGCTGTGGGTTACAATTTCCCTGTCACCTGGTACATTCACTGCATAGCAATACTCCACCTTCGCTTTTCCACCCGGTACAGGAAGCGCAATCAGTTGCGAGCGACGGTAGTGTGTTGTTAAACTGTTCATGCGTTAGTTTCTCCACAGACACAAAACGCCACGACGCCCGGAGCTGCACACTCGCGGGCGTCACTCTTTTCTGGAGCGCAGAAGATTTTGTAGACCAGTGCTGCATGCTCCTGGAGCTTCGAAATTGACAGATACAACTCATCATTAATTGCTGTCTGCTCGTGTGGCTCCACGACCCCATCTTCGATTGCCGAACGAATCTGCTTTGAGTAATTCCCGATCTGTTCGATGACTTCCAGCAGGCGCTGGTTTATATCGGCGTTCTCTACTTCCTCAATTTCAGGAAGCGATACAAACACCCCACCAGCAGACTGTGCGACAGCATCCGCAATGTAGTGAGTGCCAGCCGCGCGCTGTAAAACCATTGCCCATCCCAGCGGGAAAATCTGATCGCCATCTGCACGAAGGCGGTTGAATAAAGCGTTCTCTGTTACATCCAGCCACTCAGCAGCTTCAGCGTAACCCCCCGGCAACGCCGCGATAGTTTTTCTGACAGCTTTCACGTACCACTCAGGCTGTTTTTCTACTTTCCAGTGATGCTTACCCACGGTTAGCCTCATCGTTCTGTGGTTAAAAATTGAAGGTGTTCTGTTAATCTTTCGGATAGATATCCGGTCTTAAGTCAGATTTCGTAATTGCACCTGACGTGCATTGCTCAAGTTTTTTAGCCAGCACAAAACTGGCTTTTTTATAGCCATTGAAAACCAGCCGTAAGTAGCCAGGTGTTGAGCCAACTTTTCCGGCCAACTCGCCCTGCTGTTCTTTGGTTAAAGAGTCCCAATACGCTTTCATACAATATGTACCTCCGGTATACATATTACATGATTGAGATGAACCTTCAAGATACTTGTACCTTATCGGTACAAAGGTTTTAATTTCTTTATGAAAACAGTCCATGACATCCGGCGGTCTAACGCCAGAAAACTGAGAGATGGTGTTGGCGGGAATTCTTCCTTTGCCACCATGATTGATCGCGAGCCAACCCAGACCAGCAGGTTTATGGGAGATGGTGCTACTAAAAATATCGGTGACAGCATGGCGCGGCACATCGAAAAATGTTTCGACCTGCCTGTCGGATGGCTTGATCAAGAACACCAGACCACGAACATCACAAAAAAACCTGATGTTTCAATCACTAACAAACAAATAACGTTAGTCCCTGTCATATCATGGGTACAGGCCGGAGCATGGAAAGAAGTTGGCTATTCTGAGGTTGATTTGAGCACAGCAGAAACTTACCCCTGCCCTGTACCCTGTGGCGAAATGACTTATATCTTGCGGGTGATTGGTGATTCAATGATTGATGAGTACCGCCCGGGAGACATGATTTTTGTTGATCCTGAAGTCCCTGCCTGCCACGGTGACGACGTTATTGCATTGATGCACGATACAGGCGAAACCACCTTCAAGCGGTTGATAGAAGATGGAACACAGCGTTACCTCAAAGCATTAAACCCAAACTGGCCTGAACCTTACATTAAGATCAACGGTAATTGCTCTATAATTGGTACAGTGATTTTCTCAGGAAAACCAAGAAGATACATAATAAAGGCCTAATCAATATTTATAACCTGCTTCGGCAGGTTTTTTTATACTTGACAATGTACCCTTTGGATACATAATGTATCTAAAAGAAACACAACACAGGCAAGATTAAACAAAATTTGGTTGTAACACGGCGTATGGCACATGCGTCATTAGCGGTCTGGGGACGTTAAAGGGGACAATCCACTCCTTGCTCGGGCAAACAAACCAGGTAGCCGGAATGTGCAAGTCAATGATGATGCTGATAAGACGCCTAACCAGCGTGGCGATTCGGTTTGACGCCTGGGAAGAGACCAGGGGCAACGATGAGGGCATTTATGGAGCCGCGACAAAGTGTGGTGCCGTAACTGGCTAAGTGCTCTCAGCGTTGTGGTAATCCGCGAAATGGCGCGGCGGTAAGTATGGCGGGGTTACTCTTTCCCCGTTGAGGACACCGGATTGTCAGGTTGACCATACGCCTGAGTGACAACCCCACCACAACAGCCACTGCTTTGGCGGTACCAGTTTGTACCCTTGCTTCCGGCTGGTACCGCTCTTTTTACAAAACAGAGAAGAGCATCACCGGACGACGGGCTCATAACCCAATCCATCCGGGCGGCTGCCACCGCAGGTGTTCTTCTCTGTTTTGTGGAGAAACCAACCGACCTTGCAGGGTCGATATGATGAGGAGCAGCAAAATGGCTAGCGAACGCAGTACTGATGTGCAGGCATTTATCGGGGAGCTGGACGGCGGCGTATTTGAAACCAAAATCGGCGCAGTTCTCAGTGAAGTCGCTTCCGGTGTGATGAACACGAAAACCAAAGGTAAGGTCTCACTCAACCTGGAAATCGAACCATTTGATGAGAACCGTGTGAAAATCAAACACAAACTCTCATATGTTCGCCCGACTAACCGCGGGAAAATTTCCGAAGAAGACACCACCGAAACACCGATGTATGTCAATCGCGGTGGTCGCCTGACTATTCTGCAGGCAGACCAGGGACAATTACTGACTCTTGCCGGTGAACCTGACGGAAAACTACGCGCAGCAGGTCATTAATATCGTTCTTAATTAACTGATTATTTATCTCATCACTGAATATCTTTATATAGTGAGGACTTATTATGTCTCAGAACTTAGACGCAACCGCAATTAATCAAATCCATGCCCTTATTTCTGCTCAGGGTGTTAATGAAATTATCAGTAAGATTGGTGCCGATGCTGTGGCATTGCCTGAGAATTTCCGCATTCATGATCTGGAAAAATTTAATTTAAATCGCTTCCGTTTCCGTGGTGCGCTTTCCACTGCCAGCATCGATGACTTTACCCGTTATTCTAAAGATCTTGCAGATGAAGGCACCCGCTGCTTTATCGATGCTGATAATATGCGTGCCGTCAGTGTGCTTAACCTGGGTACTATTGATGAACCAGGTCACGCAGATAACACCGCCACTCTCAAACTGAAAAAGACAGCACCGTTCTCTGCTCTGTTGTCTGTTAATGGCGAGCGTAACTCCCAGAAATCACTGGCAGAATGGATTGAAGACTGGGCCGACTACCTTGTGGGCTTTGATGCTAATGGTGGCGCCATTCAGGCAACAAAAGCGGCTGCGGCAATCCGTAAAATCACGATTGAAGCAAACCAGACCGCTGATTTTGAAGATAATGACTTCAGCGGCAAACGCTCCCTGATGGAATCTGTCGAAGCGAAGACCAAAGACATTATGCCAGTGGCATTTGAATTTAAATGCGTTCCGTTTGAAGGTCTGAAAGAACGTCCGTTTAAATTACGCCTCAGCATTATCACTGGCGATCGTCCTGTACTGGTTCTGCGCATTATTCAGCTGGAAGCGGTGCAGGAAGA